CACCATGATTGATCCGTAGCTGTCATCATTTGGTAGTTCTCCATCGTAGATAATATACTTTCCACATTTTACTACGTACCGGTTAAGCATTACGTTTTCGTAATAGCCAATGGTGTATGAATTTTGAGACAACAGTTGATTTTCATCTTTTGACTCATCAGAAGTCGAACACTTTTCAAGAAAGTTTTTTCGTGCCTTAAAGCTTTCTATTTCTGGAACTATTGCAAACAACTCCGCTTTTTGAATATCTTTTTCGTAGTACACCTCAAACTGAGACCAGTAGTCACCGACATTTTGACCGATTCCAAACCAAGTTCGAGCTGGGTCCATTGGTTCGCGGTAAATATCGTCAAATAGAATCTTGTCAATTCCCTTTCGCTTGACTGAAACTCGTCTTGGATACGTACGCCAAGCAGCCCAGCCGTAGGTAAATAGGTTTTGGTAGGTTCGCTCCAAAGTATTCTGACCATTTCCACCTTTTAATGTCCAAGTGCGTTTCCACAGTTCATGTGCCGCCTTGTTGTAAATTTTGTCGTCACCAACCACCTCACAATCTGGGACTTTTCCAGCTAATACCGATGTGGCAATGAGAATTTTAGATAAAGCAATTGGTTCTTGGGACACTGGCACACCAGACTTGTTGTCATTTTGACCGTTTATCTTCTGCGGATACACATTGATGTCGTACGCGCCGTTAGACATTTTATTATAGGAAACCATTGACCCCCAACCGGTCTCTTCGTACACTTTTTTACCGTAAGAGACGGTGGTGTTGATGATATTGGCTTCGATTTCTTTTGAAAGTTCGTCAAATCGCTTCCGATACTGGGATTCTTTCATCAGTTTCTTCTTGTCCTCAACAAAAATATAAGAAGCTTTGTCTTTATCAGAGACAGTTTTTTTCTTAGTTGTGCCGGAGGTACTTTCTCCACCCAAGAGCTCAGTCTCTTCAGGTGAATCGGTTTTTTTATACATATCGGTAATAATAAAGTCTTTTAAAGATTAAAACAAGCTCCAATTTCTTATAGTTGATTACTCACTTCTTTTTTTTTCCAATCTCTAGCAAATATTCTTGATTTTTGACAGTAGTTTTCCAATTTCGACGGTCTGATCGTTTGTATTGTCGCAAAGGTCTGACCTTGTTCATGCCGCGGTTGCGCGGTGACCGGTGCTCACAGTGGAACACCACGTTCTCTCCTGGTTGGAGATTATGATGAAGACTTTTATATCGACGGCCCATGAATATATTATAACTCTCTTACTATCGAATTTTCTGATTGGTGTTGTGAATGATTTGCTGACCGGTCTTGATTCTGGGGTTCGCCAAACATGGCTTTAGCATATGAAAATCCTTCGCTATCGCTCGATTGAACAACGTACGTTCCAATCTCTTGAAGAATAGCATACGCGATAGACGCGGACATAATCACATCATCGTTTTTACCGGCCAGAGCTTCTGGTCGCCCCTTCATATTCCGTAAGAACGTAATCATTTCAACCAAAATAGCCATTGGAAAACCACCCTCTTTTTTTAAGAAGATAGCTTTGAGCGCCGCCAGCGCGAACGGTCGCGTAGCCGATGTCGTTTTCCAACCAAAGAACTTGGTGATGTTTTTAGTGATATCGTCAAATGATTTTCGGTAGTAGAGATTGACATACCCCAGTTTATCAAGACCATCGTTTACCCATAGCCCGTCTTTGTTTGATTCGATTCCAAGCAGAGCCCAGTTGTAATACTTCCCGACATTGAAAGCCTCAGTAATAAATTCATCCGGAGGCACCTTCGATCTGTAAACAGCTACACACTCTTCGGTTGAATGTTTTAGCACGTACAAACACTGGCTGTCTCCGTGAGCGAGACCTTCCGCCGTATCTCCCCCAATTACGTAGCGCATCCCTTTTATTGGTTTCTCAATAACTTCAAGATTTCCCGCTGAGAACTCTTGAAAAATAACTTCACCTTTTTCGTCTCTCGATAATTCCCCGCGCGTACCGTTGACCACTTTCTGCATCATCGCAAACACTTTAGCCGTCGGGAAATACGCTTGACCGGTAGATAGAAACGCCTCCTCTACAGTAGTCGGAAATTCTTGCTTGAGTTTATTGACCGCATCAGTAGAGTTTTTACCTCCAGCCTGAAGCCACTTCATGTAGTAGTACGTGATTTCGATATCACTTAAATTGTGATCCTTCTGGTACTCAGCAAAATCAATCTCCCCCATTTCCATCTCAGCCACCGGAATGATTTCCGTAATTTTAGCCATCTCAGTATCATCGTACTGCCAGTTATAAAAGTGCGGTTTGAACATCACTCGAGATTTCATCGGAGTAATAGTGTCTCTGATTGGCCACCCCTCATTGAACATCTCGTAAAAACGTCCGGCCATTCCTTCCGCTGTCGATTCAATAAAAATAGATCCGTCGAACGGAACCGCTGGAAATGTTCCCGTTTCAACTTCCGCTGCTCGTTTCGGGTACGCCAAACAAAGCTTCGCAAACTCAGAGATGTGTACGTAAAAATAAGTTCCCGACCGACCAGAGTTTGATACCTGAATTGAACTGGTGGAACCTTCCTCCGGTCCATAGTCCACCACCACCTGAATCTTTTTCGCTGAGTTTCGGACTAATTTAAAAGAAGCTCCTTTAACCTCCTCGTTCATGTTACGAATCGCATAGTCAATTTTACGGTCAAAAATTTCAGTCGCGTCACCGAGGGTGTGAGCAATAACCAAACCCTCACGGTTGGTATTAAATAAAATCTCATCCAAAATCCAAAGGTCAATAAACGTCGTAAACCCAAGCTGCCTCGATTTCAAAATAATATGCCGGTAGTACCGCTTACTGGGATCATCCGGATTTAAATAGTTTTCAGAAAAATGCCGCTGCGCTCGGTTCATCTGAAACAAAGATTTAGGATTCTCTACGTCCTTCGTAATAATCCAATAGAGATTATCCATCCGCCATCGCTTGTTTTCAATCAAGTCCGGGTCCTCCATCAACTGAGCAACAATACTGGCGTTATGCTCTTTCTGAAATTGTATGTTGTATTTAGCCATCGTTTAAAAATCCATATCAATTCCATCCACTGGACCTACGACCTCAGCTTCTCTCGCGGTAGCTTTTTCTTCTTTAGAAATTTTCTCTTTCTTCTCCTTCTTTTCTTTTTCAAATCGGACTGTTTGAGTCTCAACTCGCTTTGTAAACACAGCTCGCAAAGGATTACCCTCAGGAGTTTTTAATTTAGCCGGAGATCTTTTATTATCAATTTTATCCCAAGCGGTTGTCATGGCTTTAAGCGAACCAATAAGATCTTTGTCTGAAAATTTTTTTACGCCACGCGTTTTAAATTCAGCCAGGATGGCTAGTAGCAAGTTATTGCTTTCAGTGGCTAGAACAGCAACCGCATTTTGATAGCCTTCAGTATTCTCAATTTTGTACTTAGCGTTATTTGCTACAGAAGGAGAAAAACCAGCTTTACGAGCTATCTCTTTTTTAGAACCTCCCTGACCAGTAAGCCTCATTGTGGCGTACGCATACTGTTTGGGAGTTGATCCGGTGGCTGGTCTTTTCATATCAGAATAATATCACACCTTTTTTGTAACAGTGAGTTTTTTTGGGAAATTTTTTTTTGAACTTTTTTAAAATCCGAAATTATATTTAGTGCGTTAGTGGTGCGGTAGTGGTGCGGTAGTGGTGCGGTGGCTTATTTTTCTTGGGGGGTAGGGGGAGATTTCTGACTAACACGACCGGGGTCAGACCGAAGGGACCCACCCCCTCTCCGATACTTTCAGTGTCAACCATTTACTAGACAAAATGGCCTTTCTCTTCCAGTAAAATCAAAAACTTTAGGGGTATTGACATATCATAAAAAATATTGAGGGGCACTACTTCTTATGCCCCGTCAATAGCAAACTAACATAGCGTTATAAACAAGGCTGAAAACAGGGTCGGGGCATAAGGGCATAAGAACGGCAAAAAAACACTGGGCGTAGAAAAATATAAAAAAAGTGTTTGCGCTTTTTTGGTGATTCTTATGCCCTTATGCCCCGAGGAGTCAATGTACCCATATAAATAAGGCTAGAATGGTCGGGGCATAAGCGGGGCATAAGCGGGGCATAAGAACTTGTGCCCCAACGAATTCTGAAAATGTCAATAGACAAAAGCGTTATAAATAAGGCTAAAATGGTATAAGGTAGGGAATCCTACCTTATACCAAATGACGTTTTAAACTTTTTTATTTTCTTTTTTACCTCCCCCACCCACCCAAAAGACACCCCAAAAAAACCCTCCCACCGTCATACCTTATAGATTTTTACATTATCAAGTTTCACCCCAAAAAAGCCCCCATTCTGATTCCTATATATGTGCAATTTTGATCGAAATTTGACATTTAACAGTTAGATGGTATATCTAGTAAAAATGCATAGTAAATGATTGACACTGACACCCCTTTCTGATAACCTATGAATAAGTCCAGCAGGGGCTACAAAATAAATATCTTATGTCAAAGTCACTAGCACAATTTAAAAATGATATCACCGTAGGAACCGTCCTAGAATGTACAGAATTTGTCTGGTACGCAACCGCGCACAATCCCGAGACTGTAGGTGTACCGCCAGCCATGCAAGGAGCACGTACTGTAGCAACCAAAAATACCGTTGGCTTTATGTTTGATACTCAAAGTTATTTTGAGTGGCCAAAAGCTAGCGAGATGTCATATGTTGGCAATACCATCACCCTAGAACCTAAAAATAGTGATGGTGTAGCGTTTCAAAAGCGAGTCTATACAATTGCATAATTGCATCACGTGAGCGGTATCAAAATTTTGATACCGTGACACGCGACACAATAAAACACCGCGTAAAAAAATATGTATACCACAACTATCAAAATTAACACCGTCGAGGGAATCAAAAAAGCAGAGCGGGCGCAGTCAAAGCTCTACGGATTATATACTCACGTGCTAGTCGTGCCGCAAGGTATCGACTCGGTACAGTTACAAGCTTGGGATTAATTATATGAACCAGAAAAATCACGCGGTAGCCAACTATCGCCACCAGCAGAAAATTGACAACCGCAAAGACCTAGCAGCCCGCGCCTTGGTTGTCATTGCGCTGATGTTTGCACTTGGTACCGCGTACCTACTAGCAACCTTGCCACAATGCGCCACCGAGGACAGCACAATGTGCTACTGGAACGCGCAAACGCAAGGCAACGGCCAAGGCAATAGTCTAATCAATCTATCACTAACTAATTAATTTATGTCTCCAGAACACTATAAAAAAATCGCAGAAATTATCCAGAACTACAGCGAAAATGACACCACTGAAACGGCATCATGTATTGCGTATTCGCTAGCGTCTTACTTTGGACGGGTAGACGCAAACTTCAACCGCGACGAGTTCGCAGACACCGTGGGTATACCTAGAATTTACCAACGGTAAAAATTAATTAAAAAATAACACTTCTATAATTTTATGAACACAATCCAATCAATCAAAAATCACCCCGTAATGATTCAAGTACTGAAAGATGCTTACGGTGGAGTCATGTAC